GTTTTCCACAGGTTTTTCCACAGGTTGATTTTCATTTTAAAATATAACAAAAAATATACTGTAGTAGCTCTATAGATACTGTGTAGTGTCTGTGAAGGTACTGTGAAGATGCTCAGAAGGTGCTCTGAGGATGTTGGCTTAGCACGCAACCCATCGAAAGTCAAGTAAGCATGTGCCACCCCTCAAAGTGTCACAAAGACCCTCAGAATCCCTCAGAAGCACGTTATAGTAAGTCCATGGAATTCACAGATTCCTCAAAATCTGAAAAAGACAAAAAACTGACTTTTTAAGAATATTCAAAAACTGAGAAAGTTTAATTTTTAAGTTTTTTCGTTTTTTTCAGATTTTAAACTTTAAAACCCTCTAAAAATGTCTAAAACCTACGACAATCTAATTTCAACTGCAGTACATAGTGTCACTATTGGTGAAAACGATGTAAAAGTCGTTTATAATAGTAATAAAGACAAAGAATACACTTATAATTGTAAGAATATCGATGAATTTAACGATGAATTCATTAAAGTATTGATTGGTATTGAATTGAGAAATGAAAATGCTAGTATTGGTAAGTTTCTTCACAATCAAATCAAAGAAGGATTGATTATTGAATCTAAATAAGTTATTGTTTAATAATTACTATACAATTACAATGGGTAAGCGTTACAATCAGTCTGATAACCAAAAGTATCAACAATTCGATGATGATTTCGAAGACTTTGGTTACAAGGTAAAGAATATTCGCAGACAGTCAAAAAAGAAGGTAGCAAAGTTTAAAGACAGATCCGACTACTTTGAGGACACTTATTGAACTGTCCATAATCACTTGATTTTCCATCCCGATCGTGTATTCTATACATGTTCGGGATTTTTTTATGTCTGATCAACTCGAAATGCTCATGGCAAGAGAACAACTCATGGAGGACATTCAGTGTATCATTGAATCAAGAATTGATGACGATTGTGATGGGTTGATTGAAGCATTGTGTGACGCAGTTTGTCATCACTTTCCCGTTGAACGTTCAACCAGTTGGCAAAGTGGCACAACCTGACCCCCAAACGTCCCCACCCTGTGCTTATAATGGTTTCATGAAAACAAACAACCCCTACGTTCAACAGATCCTCTCTAAGGGTCGTGATTATGTTCCCACCCCTGCTAAGTTGGGTGAGTTTCCTAAGACTATCCATGGTAGAGTTTTTGATACTGAAGAGCAGTATCGTGAAGCAATTGCTGACTTTCTCAACGGTAACTGATTATGTGGGATGAAATCATGGACATGCCAGGTGAGATTTTTGACCTGGACATTGATGATCGTGAGATGATGCCACCTGACATGCAGGATGACATCGAAAAAGAAGATCCTTTGCTTGATGACTGACATGAATTACACTGAAATTCTCAAAGTTTGGAATAGCGAAACACCAGATGATTTCGCTATCTTCAGTGACTTCTACTATCAAATGTTTGGGGGAGATTTTGATGTCCCCTACACAACAGATAGCACCACCTCAGCGTTTTATCCCTACGACTGAGACCAGTTGCCTAAGTGGCACAGTATCAACCCCAAACGGTCTGACCCTGTGCCTATAATGACTTCAGTTCAAACAAACCGCTTCTCACTCATGCGTAAGATCGAACAACTCATGAACGTTGCTATCACTAACAACAATGAGTATTGGTCCAAAGATAACACTTCTGTCGAGACAATTGACGGTGTTTCTTATGTGCGTCTCCATGGCAATCTGATCGCTGAGGTTGATGATAATGGCATCAAACTTTACGATGGTGGTTGGCAATCTAACACCACTAAGTCTCGAATCAATGCTATTCTGACTGAGCATGGAATTGCAGGCGAAGGTGTATTCCAGAAGAACTATCAGTGGTTCATTCGTCTCTACAATGGCACTGAATTCTTCGTCACTGAGTTTCGCTCTGGAATGCGATTGGGTGCTCTGACTAATGCTGACTTGCTCGCCTGAGCAACACTTAGCCCACACAATTATCGTCTTCCATTGTCTCACTATTCCATGCCTTATCTGCCCACCGTTGGGACAGATGCCAGACTGTCTACCTATGTGGCGCTAGGTCGCCTGCTTGCCTCTATAATTAAGGGAACAAAGCAAAGCACATGAACCACAGCATCGCAGTTCAACCTAAAGCATTCGGAACGTTTGATCCTCACGGTTGCGAGTGGGCAACGGACATGACCCATGCTTACCAACTGGCAGCAACCTACGATGAGGACGTGGTGATCTGGAAGTGCCCTGCTAAGGGTGACCCCATGCCATGGGTCACAGTAAAGGCAGAGGAGGCAGGCATCGAAGCAATCGCTGCTCTGTTGTTCGATTGACGAACTGGCACACCATCACCCCCAGACTGCGCCCCTCACCCCTTATAATTGACTCATGAGCAATCAACCCATGAAATTCGATCAGGACGGCATCTATGCCAGCAACCCCTATCTCAAGAGCATTGCCATGCAGTGTCTAGAGCAGGAACGCCAGGAACGTGCCTGCCGTCGTGCCATGCGTGATCAGGACCTAGATGGTGGACAGTGGGGGAACTGGTCTATCAGTGACCGCCACTGAGGCACAGACCGACTAGGATACACACAACAAACAAACACACACAACACACCATGAACGGTTGGGCAAACTACGAAACCTGGAACGCTGCCCTGTGGATCGGCAACGATGAGTTTCTCTACAACACTGCTAAGGCATGTGTCATCTATAGAGAGGCAGGAATTGAGACCCCTTGGGATAAGTTTGTCCGTTGCATGATGGACGGACAAATTGGTAAGTTCCTCGGTCAAACTGGTGACGGTGTTGCATGGAATGATCCTGCAATTGATGCAGACGAGATGAACGAAATGCTCTGGGAGTTGTGATCATGAACATCAGGAAGTATCGCAAGATTGTCGACACCATCATGGCAGACAATGATTTCTACATTCATGATGAATCCAAACATTTGAAATACAAACACAAAAAACTAGGTATCATTCAGACATGCTCAAAGACACCTAGTGATAACTATGCCATCTCACAGATTAAGCGACAAGTGAGACGCTCACTGGCAGCAGTTAATTAATACTGAGGGGGCAGTTAATTGCCCCCCTTATATGTTAATTAGGGTCGCCAAGCGAAAATCAATGGGTCCCTCCTAACCTACAAAAGTATCCAGACGCCCGCTAAATAATTTTGAAAATTGGTTTTTGAAAACCTCGGAAAGAAAAAAAATTCGCCCAGAAAAAAATGATGGAAAACCGTTTTGAGAATTTTGAAGAAATTCTGAATCATTTCGATGAATTCTGCGATGCATTCGAGTCGAAAGCAGCAGAAGCATTTAATAAAGGAGATAGTAATAATGGAGAAGTTGTCAGAGCAGCGACAGCAAAGCTTGGAGGAGAAACTCCTAGTGTTGTTACAGAGGTTAGAGAGTTTAGAGAACAGGGTGAATCTATTGGAGAGACCGACATTAGCGTACCGTCGCCCGAAGGCGAGTGAGTATGAAAGTTTGTCAGACACTTTAGATTATCTACATAACAATGTAGAAGGGATCAAGAAAGATCTTATACAAGTTGCGAAAGCAGTCTAATGGCAAATGTAGCAAGAATGGGTGACAGTGTTAATACTGGACATGGTTGTGACACAATCGTAGAGATCCTAGGAGGGGATGTTACAGTGCTTGTGGAGGGGAAACCCGTAGCAGTCCAATCAAGCGCCTTAGAACCGCATACAATCACGAATCCAAGTGCTCCACCAGCATGTATTCCTCACCCAGGGCAGATTATCAATGCAGGATCTGGTACAGTGATTGTAGGTGGTAAAGGTATTGCCAGGGTAGGCGATAGTGCAGATTTAGGCAGTATTTCTACAGGATCTAGGACAGTCATTGCGGGATAATCAAATTTGTGTTATAGTAAGAAAGTAATTCGTTAAAGATTATGGCAAGAAGTAAAGTTGGTCTCAGTGGTGGGAAGATGATTGAGTCATCTCCCAAGAGTACTCGTCAGGGTATGGGAAAGAATACAAAGTATGCTGCTACGAGTCGTAACAAAGCTAAGAAAAAGTATCGTGGTCAAGGAAAGTAATTTTATTCATGAATCTACGATTCCTTTTAATGTATGTGAAGGAATCGTAGATTTTTATTATAACAACGATAATTACAAAACACATGAGGGATGTTGATAAATTCAATATTCAATGGTATCCTCCTGGTGGGGGATATAAGGTATGGCATTTTGAGAGAACTTCAAAGAGACATTGTGTGAAACGTCATTTGGTATGGATGACTTATTTGACAGACAATCCTGATGGTGGTACAGAGTTTCTATATCAGGATTTGTATGTTCCTGCTGAGAAGGGAAAGACGTTAATTTGGCCTGCTGAGTGGACACATACTCATCGTAGTAGACCTGATACTAAATATGAAAAAATGATCATTACTGGTTGGATTGAGTTGGACTCACTATGAATTTAATTTGTAATCTTCCTGCTGAGAAAGTTTGGGTGAGAAAAGAATATCTCCGAGATCATCAAGATGGGCATGGGGAATTTGTTGAGGGCATTTGGGTATGTGTAAAGTCAATACCTGGACGTACTTTTTATTTTGAGACTTATCTTCCCGAGTATGGAGCAATGTATGATAAGTTACCGATTAGTGCGTTTCTCCGAGCGCCGAACGTGCCTGATCCAGATATGTCTCTAGAGAATTTACAATTTTGGAATTGTATGGATTATGGTGTTGTTTGTATGAACAAAGGTTTTGTATCGTCCATGGATTGTGAGGTATATACTCGTGATCATGGGTTGATGAGAGGTCAGTATTTGTTTACTTTAGATAATTACCATGCAAATATTGATGTAATAGATAATAATGTAAGTGAAGTGCCACAAGAGCACAAATCACATAATTGTATTGCTTTGGAGAATGGTCAATATGCATTGTATCCTAATAATAGGATGCGTTTGTATGACCTTTCTATTACTCCTGAGGATCCTAAGTTTCCTGATTTCAAGGTATCTACTATAAAGTACCAAGTAGAGGCAGGAATTGATTGGGGACGCCTTGGAGACACTGATGATTATTTCTGGCAAACTCAAAAGGAAAAAAACAATGGGCAACAGTAAAGTTGATAAAAGTCAAGGTTTTATTGATGAGGGGATGACTCTTATTACTGAAACTGATAGTGAGAAATATTTAAAGAAAGCAAGAAAATTAAAGAATGTAAAAGAGGGTGAAATCTTTGATAATCAAGAGGAATGGGCAGATGGGTTTTGTGGTAAGTGATAAATAGTAACAGCCTATTGCTGTGTCTAAATGCCGACCTTTGAGACATTCAAAGATTTGAGTGTTACATTTAAGAAGCATCCTGTATCAGATGATCTGGTAACGGTGAAAGATAAGGCAGCTATCGTTCAAGCGATTACTGCCTTGCTTCTTACTAGGAAGGGAGAAAGACCATTTCAACCTCAGTTGGGATGTGGTATTCAGAATGTATTATTTGAACCATTAGATTATGGTAGTGCTGGTATTATCCGATCAGAGATCAAGGATGTACTAAATCGATATGAACCACGAATTACTGTAGATAGTATTCGTTGCACTCCAGATGAACTTAACAATGGATATGAAGTTGAGATGTCTTATACTATTGTTGGTAGAGATGATGCACCAATAGCAGTAGAATTCTTCTTAGAGCGAACACGATAATGCCTTACACTCAGGTTGCCAATTTAGACTTTGAAGATATTAAAGTTGCTCTAAAGGAATACCTTAGGGCGCAATCAGATTTTACTGATTATGATTTTGATGGTAGTGCGTTATCGACGTTGATTGACACACTCGCCTATAATACGTACTATACGGCGTTTAACGCTAATATGGTAGTCAATGAACTATTCATTGATTCTGCCACGTTGAGAGACAATGTAGTAGCAATTGCGAAGCAGTTAGGATATAGACCCAAGAGCGCAACGTCTCCAACTGCTTACATATCATTTAATGTAACATATAATACACCAACTAGCGACACCGAACTCCTGCTGAAGAAAGGAACGGGATTTATTGCTTCATATGATAACAACATTTATCAATATGTTGTATTAGATGATGTCAAGGCACAAGTATCAAATAATGTAGCTACGTTTGAGAATGTAGAAGTAAGAGAAGGAACGCAGTTAATTAATACTTACACTGTTAATACATCACTCAAGTCTCAACGTTTTGTTCTTGATAATGAGAATATTGATACCAATACTATTAGAGTAAAAGTATTTCCAACAGGTGGATCTCTTAGTGAATCCTGGTTAGTTGCGGATAATATTATTGGTATTAATGGTGCATCAAAAGTTTTCTTCTTAGAAGAGATTGAAGATGCTAGATATGAGTTGCTATTTGGTGATGGTGTTTTAGGTAAGGCACTAGAGAATGGTGCGAGGGTGGAAGTGTCTTACCTAACTACTTCTGGTCCAGAGAGCAATAGTGTAAGAACATTCGTCTTCTCTGGCGTCTTGGAGAACCCACAAGGCGTCTCTCCTAACTCGTTCGATGTTTCTATTACATCCACTGTTGCTGCTGCTGGAGGGGAGGAAATTGAGAGTACAGAGAAAATTAGATATACAGCACCAAAGGCATATGGCACCCAAGATCGTGCGGTTACTGCTGATGATTACTCTGCTATCATTCGTAGAATTTACCCTGCTACCAGCGACATCATTATATTTGGAGGTGAGGAGCAAGATCCACCAGACTATGGAAAGGTCTATATCGTTTTAAAACCAAAAGATGCTGCTTATCTAACTTCAATTACAAAAAGTAATATTGTAGAGGAGTTACAAAAATATTCCGTAGCATCTGTTGAACCAGTTATTGTAGATCCTTCTATTTTGTATGTTGAGTTAGATAGTAAGATTTATTACAATGGTAAAGTAACAGATCAAACACCTGTACAGATCAGAGACAAAGTAATCGGTTCTTTACAATCTTATCTTAATACAAGTGATACTGAAAAGTTCAATGGTAAGTTCAGACATAGTAAAGCAGTTGGAGTTATTGATGATGCTGATCGTTCCATTAATTCTAATCTTACCGAGGTTACCTTAAGGAAAGATTTCTATCCTCAGTTGAATTCTACATTCTATTACGAACTATGTTACCAGAATGCTTTTGATAAGGACTGTGATGGTCCAGTCCTTGCTACTACTGGTTTTAGAGTTACTGAGTATCCCAACTTTGATGTGTATCTAGAAGATAGGGATGGTAAAATTGTCCTATATAGACTAGATACTGCAACTGGCGAAAAGGTTGTCCTCGACAAAGAAGTTGGCGATATTGATTATGTAAAAGGCGAACTTAAAATGTACGCTTTGACTATTATTAAAGGCACTTTCTTTGATAACAGAATTTCTGTTAGAGTAAAACCACTTTCTAATGATATCAAGGCACTCCGCGAGGTTTATCTTGACGTTGATGTAGCAAATTCAAGTTTCACCGCATACAAAGAGTAAGTAAATGGCTGCTGTTAAGACTAAGAGAATTTCCACTCTAATTGAGTCACAGCTTCCTGAATTCATTTCTACCGAGTACGAACTATTTGCTAAGTTTGTACAGAAGTATTATGAATCACAGGAAGTACAAGGTGGTCCATTAGATGTTCTTAGCAACTTACAAAAGTATGCTGATATTGATTACTATGAGAAAAATCTACTAAAACAAAATGATTCTCTTGCTTCTACTATTAGTGCTACAGACACTACTATTACTCTCACAGATGCCAGTTCCTTCCCCAGGAAGAACGGTTATGTAAGAATTGGTAATGAGATTATCTTTTATGCTTCTAGAACTAACACAGAACTTCTAGAGTGCTCTAGAGGGGTTAGTGGCAACACTACACTAGGTGATCTATATTCCAACTCTGATTTCCAGAGCACAGATGCTGCTTTACATCCTGCAGGAGAAAAAGTTTATAATGTCAGTAATCTGTTCTTATATGCTTTAGTTAAAAACTTCGAGTCCCAATATTTGGGTTCTTTTCCAGAAAAATATCTCAAAGGCGAAATTGATAAGAGGACTCTTATCAAGAATATTCAAAAGTTTTATAAGACAAAAGGAACTGACAGTTCTATTAAGTTTGTCTTTACTACAATTGTTACTGAAAACGATGGTAACGATCCAGAAGTTTATAAACCAAAAGATTTTACATATAAGGCATCCAAGTCAGATTGGATTAATGTTTATGCTTTAAAAGCAAAAGTCATCTCTGGCGATCCAAAAGATTTAATTGGACAGGTTATTGTACAACCAGAAACAGAAGAATATGGATATGTTTCTGCTACGGTAGATAATGTATATCCAGATGGCACTGCAGATGGTGAAAAGATTTGGAACATTGTATTAGCACCAGAAACTTTAACTGGTGAATTTGCAGTTTCAACAAAAACAACACTACAAAAGAATCTTTCCCAAAATGATGGTGTTGGTAAGCGTGTTAATGTCTTCTCAACCATTGGTTGGGGTAAGACTGGTGAGATTCTGATTGGCGAAGAAACGATTCAATTTGAAGAAAAGAATATCACTCAATTTGTTATTAAAAAAAGGGGAGACATTACCTATAATCATAATACAGGTGATTCTGTTTATAAACCAGTTACGATTTCTGGTTCTGGTGTAACTCTATTAACTCTTGGTGTAGTTTATAATTTTACTACAGAAACTTCGCATCCACATTCATATCCTGGTGATAAGATTCAAATCTCAAATCCAGGATTTGAAAGTTCAGATCCAAAGATTGTAAAAACTGGCACAAATGAATCCAGATGGATTCTGAGTAACAATTTACCAATAAATGCTCCGACTGTACCAACGGTACAATCTGCTTTGGGTCAAACTTCTACTGATGTATCTGCTATTTTTGCAGATGATCAATATTATTATATCACATCATCTAGTTTCCCATCACATAAAATTTTAGATGGTTCTACAGTAACTCAAACTGTACAAGACCAGAAGTTGCTTCGTATTATTAGAAAGCAAGCAACTAGAACTACAGAAAAATATAAAACACCAAAGACCGATGTAGGTATCTTGGTAAATGGTGTTCGTGTATATATGATACTTTCCCAAGAGTTCCTACTGTAGAGGTAACTTCTGGTAGAGGTGCCGTAGTTCGTGCTATTGTCACTGGTGATCAAGTAACTAGTCTTGTTATTGATAACCCAGGTGAATACTACTCTTCTCCACCTCTTGTACGAATTACTGATAGTAATGGAAAGGGTAGATTTGCTGATTATACTGCTGTCGTAAATACTGACGGTAAAATCACAGAGTTTATTCAGAATGCTGCTGGTAGTTTCTATAATCAGAATACTGTAAAAGTTGATATTATTCCAGTTGGAAGTGGTGCTACTGCAACACCTCTTCTTACTGAGTGGAACTTTAATAGATTTGAAAAATTAAAACCTCAATTAGATACTGAGTTTGGATATGTATTTAAGAATTACAACAACATTCTTGAATATGGTTATGGTCAAGTTGCCAACCCTAAAGCACTGAGAGTTGCTCTAAATGATAACATCAGTGTTACTGGTTCGGAACCAGTAGTAAAAACACACTCACCTATCCTTGGATTTGCATATGATGGTAACCCAATTTATGGACCATTTGCTCACGAAAATCCTTTAGATCAATCTTCAAGTATTGTAAGAATGACTTCCAGTTATTCTAAAAATGGTTCTCGTGCATCAGGTCCTTCTTTGACCGATTATCCATTAGGATCATTTATAAATGATTATACTTATGTTCATAAATCTGGATCTTTAGACGAGAATAATGGAAGATTTTGCGTTACCCCCGAATTTCCAGAAGGAGTTTATGCTTATTTCCTTACTATTGATAGCAATCAAGTACCGCAATTCCCATATGTTTTAGGTGAAAATTTCTATTCATTACCAGTGGATAGTAATTATAACTCGAATATTAATCAAAATGATGTTCCCAAGAATTCAAAGAGATTCTACGTTCCTGGTATGCCCAGAAATGGAGAAGGTGTTGTTGCACAAATCTCTGAAGTAAAATCTGGAACTATTGATTCTATTGGCATCGATAGATCATCAGACAATTTTTCCGTAAATAATAAAGTTTATTTTGATAACCGTGGATCCGAAGGAATAGGAGCAGAATCTCTTGTAGAATCGGTTAAAGGAAAACTTGTTTCTTATATCGATAGTTTTGAGAATAAAGTTGTAAAATTGACTACTATTCAAAATGCATATCTCTTCACTGATGATATTTTACGTCAACCATCTTCTGGTGCATCTGGAACGATTGTTGGTAATATTAGAAATGACAATTTGATCGTTCTCAAAGATGTTATTGGTGTTTTTGATAACACAGGAACATTCTCTGCTGATATTAAAACTTTCTTTATTCTATTAGATCAAAAGAGTTCTTATACTAAGGGCGCTACTCTTAGTCTAACAGATGGTATAAATCCAGCGATTGCAACAGGTGAAGTTTTAGAAGGAACAAGTAACCAAAATACTGTTGAGATCAAGGTTCTTTCTGGAGATTGGTTAGATTTTAACACTGGAGAATATTTTTTACAGTCAGATAATTTCTTTAATACTTCAGGAACTAGACCAGTAATTCTAACATCGCTAAGTGATGGTCTAGAACCATTTGATGTGAATCAAAGTGTTGCTCTTGTTGAGACTACTGAGAATCATGGTCTTGGTATTGGTGACTTGGTTGATATTAATATTTTACCAGATGACGCTCAAAAGACGAAAACATATTACTTAAGAAAGAGACTTTATCAAGAAGTTGTTTTTCAAACACCAAGTTTTAGTTCTACTATTAATGATACAGGTATTGGTAGATTTCAAATATTAAATGGTGGTGCTGACTATACTGCTGGAACATACAATGATGTTCCTTTGACTGGTGGTACTGGGACTGGAGCTACGGCAAATATTACAGTTTCCTCTGCTGGTGTGGTGTCTTCAATCACCATTCAAGAAAAAGGTTCTGGATATAGAAAATCAGATTATCTTGGAGTGGATGATGAATCTCTTGTAAGGTCTGGAGCATCACAAAGCACTGCTAGACTTACTTTATATGTTGACCATGTTGGGTTTGCTTCTGGATCAACTATTTTAACTTTAGATAGCACATCTGGATTCTCTGAAGGTGATTTAATTTCCGTTGGACAAGAAATAATGGAAATTGTTTCGGTGAATGGAAAAAATCTTACAGTTACAACAGGAAGAGAGAATACTGCAGTAGTAGATCACTATGATGAACAACAGGTTTCTTTGTATAAAGCAAGATATAATTTTGATACAGGATTCCAAGTAGGAACTGTTGCTGGATCTGGTTATGTGAAATCTTATGACTTAAATACTCAGAAAGCAGTTATTGTCTTTGATTATAACATTGATAAAACCACTGCTCAGAGCATTCAAGTTAGTACAACTTTCTTTGATTCAAGTTCTCCACAGAGATTAGTTTCTGTTAAGTCCGCAGAACCGATTGATTTTAAATTTGAATTTTCTGAAGACAATATAACATATACAGAGAATCCCAATCTCGAACTTCAAGAATTCTACAAATATAAATTTGATACTTCACACTCTTCTCTCATTGGCACTTACTTTGATTTAAGTCCAAGTAAGAATTTTAACATTATTACTACAGAAAAGCAAGCATCTACTATTTTACCAGGAAATCCAGGAGCATTTACCGATGTTAAGTTTGGATTTGGTTCTAGACTTGCTTCCAATGATTATACTAAAAAAGTAGGAACTGATTTTACTAATTTTTATTACTTTGATAAAAATAATATTGTCAATGCTGATGACAAGTATCTTAAAATTGTAACTGATCCTTTACAAGGTCAAAAAATTGTTAATTATGTAACTCCCAATAGATTCACATATAATGTTGCTACGCCACCTCTATGGGATGGTTCTGGCACTATTACATATACAACAACAGGACAATTTGCTGTTGGTGAAATTAATACTTTTAAGATTACCAATCTTGGATTAAATTATAAGAAAGTTCCTATCATTGTAGGCATCGATCCAAACGCAAACTTCAAAGCAGAAGCAACAGTATTATTTGATAGTGTAATCAATAAAGTAGTTGGAGTCAGGAGAGATTCTAAAGGATCTAATTATTCAAATCCAAAAGCAATTGTAGTAGATGGTGATGGTGTAGATCTTTCATTCAACGTTGTTGTTAGAAATGGCGAGATTTTTTCTATTACTGTTGATAATCCTGGAAGAGGATATACTTATACACCAAAGATTGAAATTGTTGAGGGTGATGTTGAAGCATATGTAGATAGCAATACTATTGGTGTTCCTCAAAGTATTAGCATTACTAGAAATGGTGGAGCGTTTCACTTAGATAAAACAGTTGCTTCTACTTTCTCTTCAAAATATGTTGTAGCATTAAAAGATTTTGATGGAGATTTCCAAAAAGGAGAAATTGTTACTCAGAAAATTGGTAGCACTGAAGTTTCTAGAGCAAGAGTTTCTGAGTGGAGATTTGGTTCAAATTTACTTAAAGTTGAAAGCATTACTGGAACTTTAAGAGAAAATGTTGCTATTGCTGGTGCAACATCTAGAGCATCTGGCATTATTAAAGCAATATATGCTAGTACATTCAAAGAAAATATTACTGCGTTTTTTGACAATATCGGATTCTATAGATCTGATAGAGGCAAGCTTGGTGTTTCTAACCAAAAGTTATTAGATAGTAATTTTTATCAGGACTATTCATATGTTGTTAAGTCCAAGACACCTATTGATACGTGGAGAGATTTAATTAAATCTACCACCCATCCAGCTGGATTTAAGCTATTTGGACAAGTCGATATCGAAGCAACCGCTGAAGCAGAAATGCCAGCACAACTTCCTCAGGCAAGTCACTTTAGTGTTGTCCAATTATGGGATCCAGATAAGAATAAAATTACGGTTGAAAACACTAGAAGAACTGTTACTCAAATTATTCAGAAAGTAGAAAACCAACGAATTAGAAAAGGTATTGGTTCTGTTGCTACTTCTGAGTTTAACTTCAATGAGTCTCGTGCATTTACAGTATCTTTATCAGCACCATTTGATGGATACTATGATACTGATGGAAGACTGCAAGGAACTACTACATTCCAGTTGAGAGATGGCAATAATCTACCATTTACACCATACAATGCAAAAAATCTTATTATTACACTTGATGGTGTTCTTCAAGAACCAGAAGTAGCATATACTGTTTCTGGAGATAATATCACTTTTTCACAACCTCCACTTGGTCCATATCAAAAACTAACTGGTTCTAATCTTTCAGAAATTACTTCATATAAAGGAGTTACATTCTATTGTAAGTATTTCACCTTTAAAGATAATCAGTATAATAACAGATACTTTAAAAAACTCAGAAATATCTTCCAGCGTAATGGAAGATGGATTGACTCTGCAAATCAAATTGAAAGAAATAGAACTTTTATTATCGAAGAGTCTATTGGATATGGCAGACAGTTTTATCCTTCTTTAGATTGGAGTACAAAACTAGATGACTATCAAAGAGATATTGGATATATCTTAGATGCTTATGAACATGACATTCGCTTTGGTGGAAATGTCAAAACGGTAGATTACATTTCTATTTTTGATCAAGATACTACTTATGATTATATTACAAATAACAAAGCGGAATCATTAAGTATCTTCAAATATGCTACAAATCTAGCAAAACTTGCAATTAGAAACTGGGATATTGTTGAGAATGGCGTCTCATATATTCAAGGTTCTAGACTCATGACAGTTGCTGATACCAATAGACTTGCTATTGGTATGCATGTCAGTTCTGGAAGAGCATATCCAGTAGGAACAAAAATCATATCTATTGATAGTGATACTCAAATTACATTATCAAATGCTGCTTTAGCAAATTCTGGTGGTAGCGGCGGTGCTCCACAAGGCATCACATCTTATGATGGATTTACTAGTGGTGACGTTATTGTTCCTACTAATACTGCTGCTGTAGAACCAGGAGATACTTTTGCTGTCTCGCCAGGAGATACATTTATCGCGCCAACATCATTCTCAAGTTCCGACCAAGCAACATTCTTCTTTAGTGGTATCAATAATGGAACGTTCTACGATGCTTCTAATCTAATTGAAGCAAATAAAGAACTTATCCAGAATGAAGTTAGTAACTTTACCTTTGATAATTACACACTAACTAATGTTTCTCAGGAGAAATGTAAGAGAGACATTGGATACTTACTTGATGCTATGATCTACCACCTAAGATTTGGTGGCAATCAAGAAGTTGTAGAGTTTGCTAGATTGTATTTTACTAACCTTGGATATCCAAGTGGTGAAGAAAGAACTTATTTGAGATCTGATGAGGAAAAAGTTGCTGCCGAATATGCTTGGAATTTAGTTGGAATCTATACTAAAAATGCAATGAGAAATTCTCTCAGTGCTCCAACGTATCCAGGTTCTCCAGATCCAGTAGAAGATACTTCAATCGCTCTTGATAATCAATTACCATATTGTGCGGAAGTAGAATCAGCAATTGATTCTATGATTAGTATTGTCAATGATATTATTGACAATGGAACTGGTGCTGTAGATGCTACACCAATTAATGCCAACAAACCAGGAAATTGGACTCCATCTACTCCATATACAGATTATAACATTATTCCAGACACAGCACTGCCAGATGGAGAGTGTGATGATGTAGTATCATCTGTAGATTCTCTATATGATAACGTTGAGAGCGTATTAAACTCTCAATTAGTCGCTAAAACTTTGCCAGATTATGTTGATGGTGAAAATAAAATCTTTGAAATGTATTGGGATGATGGAAGTGAAGTCGATACAGAAGAAGATGAAGATTTATTCTTGAGTCTCAATGCTGTTTTACAGAGACCAAAGTATAGCGCAAATTATCCTGGCGAAGATGCTTACTATATTGACAGAACTACAATTCCAAATAAACTTGTATTTGATGTAGCACCAATTTGGGATCAAGACTTTGGTGCCAAGAGCATTGGCGAACCAACAGCTGTTGAAAAAGTCGTTGGTATTGGCGTCGGTAACTATAAGAGACTCACTATTGACTATGATCTAGTTAATGGCACTAGAACTGGTCCATTCCTGATTCTAGATGTAGAAGATAGTACAGTTCAATCTATTGAAGATAAGGAATATTTGTATGTTTTCTTAGATGGTGTTCTTCAGAGAGAAGGTTATAGTTATGAAATATCTGGTCCAAACATTTTCTTTAATATTCCAATAAAAAAAGAAATGAAGATTGACATGCGCTACCTCTATGGTAGAGATGTTGGTCAGATTCTAAACATCTTTGATTTTGCTCCAGATACTTACTATGCTACTGGTACAATTACATTTACCACTTCATCCACTTTCTGGAATAATTTTGAGACTTATGCTTGGATGGGTGACAAGATTGGATCTGGTATTCATGCTTGGCAGGTAAAACCAGATGGAACTTATAATGTCATTGGTAAAGTAGGAAATTTATTCCGTACTCCAACATCTGCCAAGTTTGATATTATTAAAGCACAGAATGCTTTTGTTATTGATGGTCTCGATATAGTATTTGGTGTAGAAGGAGATTATTCTAGAAATATTACACTAGCATCATCAGAATTTACTGATGTTACATTTACTCTTATCAAAGATGAAAAAGGTAGAAAACTTCTGAGAGCAGACAACCAAATTTGGGCAGGAACTATTCTTGGTAAGACTTATAAGAATCCTTTTGTAAGTCTATCAAATGGTGATAAGGTTCGTGTAGAAGGTGAAGATAAATTTAGAAGTATTAAAATTCTCCCTGGACAACTTACTAGTAAAGATGGCAGAGATGGAGAACAACTAACTGATGATATTTTTGGATCTGTTTCTGTCGAATCGTATAATGGCACAACTAGAGGAGAAGGTCTCAGTATTATCGCAAATGTTGAGAATGGATCTGTTGTTTCTCTAACTTGGAACCAAAGAAGTTACAATCCTATTACTCAACCAACTGCTTATCAATATTTTACTCCACCTGTATTAGAGTTTATTCCTGAAGATGGTACTGGTGGCGGTGCTCGTGCTCAGGTTATCGTAAGCAAAGGTCAAGTCCTAAGTATTGAACTGATTGATGGTGGTTCTGGATATACCAAAGCACCAAAAGTTATTGTTGCTAGAAGATATGAAATTCTGAACGAAAGAGATGTTGGTGTATCACTGATCACGCTAGGAGTAAATCCATACGTTGATATGCAAGGTATGGTGATATCAGCGATTGTTGATACCATCAGTCTCCCACCACCACTGGCATTTACATCGTCTGCTGTTATTATTGATAGTCCAAGGCGTGTTGATATCGATCTGGAAGCAGAGATCCAGTTGTTTGAAACTGTAGGGGAAGAACTCTCTGGTGCTACTTCAGAAATTCGTAGTGACAGACCTCAACCAACAGGTGCTATTACTATTGATATGTTCACAGCGACTAATCAATACGTTTCTCAAGTTTCTGGTCGTGTTGCTGATATTATTAGCAATTCTATTGTAACTGCTAGCAGGCAGATTACAAGCACTGTACATAATATTATTCAAAATACTGCACTCAGTAACATCAACTACTATGAGGTTGCTGCGTACACTGATGTTGATACTCCTGCTAATGCTACTATTATCTACATCCCAGATACTACCAAGTTTAAGACCAATGGTTTCTTAATGATTGGTAATGAAATGGTACGCTACATGCGTAAGTTGGATGATAGATTCTTAATGGTAGAAAGAGGTCAGAATGCTCAATTCTGGCCAGCAGGAACATATCTCAGACAGGTCCCAGATCCAGTATCTATTGCACCTGCAGGTGTTGCTGAGATTATTAGTGAGGCATCTATTGTTACAGTTCGTGTAGCAGCAGGAATTGATGGAAGAACTGGTCAAGATCGTATTCGTTACGAGGAAATTGTAACACCTGATGTAAGACAATCTACTGTTGCTTCTAGAGTTCTAACTGCTCAGGTCCAACCAGAGTTGAATATAGAATCTATCATTGATATTAATTCTGATAATCAGACATTCTATGAGGTTGGAGCACCAAACATTGATGTACAATTTGAGACATTTGCTCATAATCAAACAGAAGTTAAAGGAGAAATCAAAAAAGATCCATTTACAATAAGTCAAATTAGTATTGAACAAACAATTGTAAGTGTTGCCATTAATCCTGTTATAACTTCTACTGCTTCAATTCTATTCACCAGTGAAGTTGTATCTAAGGTATCTACCGAACCCATAGAAACGCCTTTTGATTCTCTTGGACACAAAGAGACTACTGTACGTGGTGAAATTAAAAAACTACTGGTTGCTAACACATATGAAATTAATCAAACAATTGTAAGTGTTGCTGTTAATCCTACTATAACTTCTACTGCTTCAATTCTATTCATTAGTGAAGTTGTATCTAAGGTATCTACAGAACCTGTAGAAACAGTTTTTGATTCTCTTGGACACAAAGAGACTTTAGTTAGAGGAGAACTTCGTAAGGATATTAAAGATTTATATTCTGCTAAGGTATCTCAAACGATCGTTAATGTTGCTATAGGACCCGCAATTTCAAGCACATTTGAGGTTAAAATACTATCTGATGTCATTTCTTTCGTACAGGTTTCTCCAACAGCAACATCATTCTCTACATTTGAACACAAAGAAACCTTTGTAAGTAAGAGTAGAGATAGATTTGATGCTCTTCTAGGAATAATTTCATTTGAATTTAATGTAACTGATACTGTCGTTAGTGTTGCTGTTAGTCCTACAGTCGCCTCAACATCTACTGTTAGCGTTAATAGTGAGGTTAAACAAATTGTTATTAGAGAACCACGAATAACTTCTTTTGTTACTACTGCTTTCCAAGCAGAAGTTAATAATATAATTCAGACTGTACATAGTGAATTTGTAGTTCAGAGAAATGCTACCGAAGTTTTAATATTCACACCACCTTCTGGTGCTGTAGATGGTTATCAGGAGAGCATATTTATTTCCGATCCAATTTCAACCAGACTAAATGGTTTTGTCGATCTTGATGATTCATATGAAGTTATCAAGAGAGATTTAACAAGTATTTTTGTTGGTAATAGTGTATTTGGATTGGATAATGACTATATTGGATCTTACGAAAGAACTAATGCTGGACATACAATTAGTCACTTTGATGGTATTTTTGATGATGGTGTATGCAATACTTCTGGATTGACATTACTAGAGTTTAGCGCATACTTCCCATCCATGACTATTAGAGACTTTACAGAAAGGAAAGATTCTAGTTATACTTTGACTGGTGCTAAATTTAATTTAATGCCACCATCAATTCAAAATCCTGTTGCCATTAGTTCTTCCTTGGGAACTATTGGTGGACCGATTATTGTACAAGATACAACATATTTCCCCAACGAAGGTTACTTGTTTAGCAGTGGTGGAACTGTAATACAATACACTGGCAAAACGGATACATCATTCACTGGATGTACTCTAGTATCTGGACCAGATGCCATCAATAATAATGATGAGTTGATTCCACATTCAATTTTATAAATAATCGTATAAATATAAATAACTCAGGCACAAACACTACGTCGGAAAAAACCAATGGCTGCTATTATTTCAGATAAGTTTAGAATTTTTAATGCGAAGCAATTTCTAGAATCGCTAACTGAAGGTGCTTCAGATACTAGCACCGAACGTTCTAGAATGTATTTTTTCGTTGGGCGATCCCAACCATGGAAGGCGTACTTAGAAGTATATTCTAAGAGTGCTACTGACTTTACAGTAGGAAATGAAGTTTTTATTGGAACTTATGGTTCCACTCCATTCCGTGCTACTGTTTCTGCTGTTTATGATAGTGCCCTCCTTCTAACCGACGTTTTTGGCAGCAACGGTGTTAATTCTACACCTGCTCTTGGCAGCACTCTTCTAGAAACTGCAGATGGTGGTTCGACAACAACTTCAGCAACGGCAGTCACTGGTGTCTATCGCTACGGTACTGAGGACGTTCCTCCCCTTCCTCTAGATAACCAAAGAGAGAAGATTGGTCTTTACGACGAGATCATTGCTGCTAAGCGTATTACTGATTCTTTCGCAAGAACTGTTATCCGCCGCTATAACTGGGATCTAGTTGCTAACCCCAAGTATGACATGTGGAAGCCTGACTACTCTGCTACTCCTGGTGGCGGTGGTCAAATCGGTAAATCAACCGCAACTGGTCAAGACAGCATTGCTGATGCTAAGTTTTATGTAATGAATTCTTCATATGAAGTTTTCAAGTGCCTCTATAATGGCGAGAATCCTTCAAATGCTACTGGTCAAAATGCAACTGAAGAACCACTCACTACAGGTGCTAACTTCGACGCAGGTACTGGTCTCTATACCGAGACAACTGGCGCTGGTTACATCTGGAAGCATATGTACACCATCCCAACTGATGATGTTTTGAAGTTCCTTTCTTCAGACTTCATGCCAATCACTCTTCCAGCGAACCCTTCTCGTGTTTCTGTTGAAGGTTTGGCAGTAGCAGGTGCTATTGATGTTGCTCTAATTGAAGATGGTGGCAACAATCTTCCTGCTTCACAAACCCTTTATACTGGAATCAAGGGTGATGGAACTGGTGGTGTTATCGAATTTGCAACTGATGGATCTGGAACTATCACCTCTGCTTCCGTAGCAGTTCGTGGATCTGGTTACACTTACGCTAACGTACTTCTAGGTAACGGCAACCTCTTCTCAGATCAAGCACTAACATCTGCTGTAGCAACTCCTGCTGGTGCCACTGGTGCTATTGAAGTTATCCTACCTCCACAAGGTGGTCATGGTTCTGATCATGAAACAGAACTTAACGGTAAGCGCGTAATGACCAACATTCGCTTAACCTATGCTGAAGGTTCTGGTGACTTCCCTGTTGATAACGACTTCCGTCGTATTGGTATTATCAAAGATCCATTTAACTGGGGAACCACAACTTTCGCAACCTCTGATACTCTCTCAGGTCTTAAGGCAGTCAAGATTACTGGAGCAACTGCTGACTACATTCCTGACGAGAAAATTAGTCAGACTGTAACGGATGGTACTGCATATGGTACAGTTGTTTCTTGGACACTTGATAGTGGTTCTACAACTGATGGTGTTCTTAAGTACATCCAAACAAATGACGCACATACCGATCAAGGTGTTGTAAGAGCATTTGAAAGCAATGGTGCCAATGCAATTTCAGGTGTTCAATCTGCTGCTTCTGGTAATGTTGATACTGCTTATGCAAACACGTTACTCGGTTCGACATTTACTGCTGGTCTAGCAGCTCCCGAAATCGAGAATAATTCAGGTGATGTTATCTACATCGAAAACCGTCGCCTAATTACTCGTGCTCCTGACCAGATTGAAGACATCAAACTCGTTATCGAATTCTGATTTAAAATACATAAATTTGTCCCCCCAGCAATGGGGGGATTTTTTTATCTCTACTAAATACTAGAGACTAGATAGTGTATTGGCGGAGTACAATGCCACAGAAGACCAACCTTAATGTAAATCCTTATTACGAGGACTTCGACGCGAGTAGGAATTTTTATAAAATTCTATTTCGTCCTGGTTACTCCATTCAAGGTAGAGAATTAACTCAGGTTCAATCAATTCTTCAGAATCAAGTTGAAAGCTTTGGTAAGTATGCTTTCAAGCAAGGAGAATTAGTCATTCCTGGTGAGGTAGGTCTCAATACAAAGTTAGATTACGTAAAATTATCTTCAGTATCCGAAGTTGCTATTTCGGAAGGAGATGATATTGTTTATAAAAAATATGATATTACTCAGTTAATTGGTCTACAACTGCGTGGTCTTACTTCTGGTGTTGTTGCTAATGTTCTCTCCGCAAATTTAGCAACAGAAACATCATCCGATACTTTATATGTAAGTTATCAGAATAGTGGTAATTCTAATGCAGAAAACACTTTCCGTCAAGGAGAAACTTTAGAAGTTATTGATGGAGTTAATACTCCTTTAATGGTTGTTGGTACTGATGGCAGTGTTTTACCCACAAGTATTAATGTAACCAATCCAGACACAGGTACTGTTGCGTCACTGGAAAGTCCAGCAATGGGATATGGTTCTGCTGTAAAAGTAGAAGAAGGCATCTATTTTGTTAATGGTTACTTTGTACGTAATGATGAACAACTTTTAGTTATTGACGAGTATTATAACAAACCATCCGCAAAAGTTGGTTTCACAATTAAAGAAGAAGTAATTACTCCAGAAGAAGATAAAAGTCTATATGATAATGCTATTGGTTCTTCGAATTATACAGCACCTGGAGCGCATAGGTTAAAAATTAGTCTAGAGTTAAAAGAGTTTGCTCTAGATGCAATCACAGACAAGAATTTTATTCAACTTCTCACTGTAAATCGTGGTGTTGTACAAAGAAAAGTATCACCAGCAGATTATAGTGTTCTTGAGCAGACTTTAGCTAGAAGAACATTTGATGAAAGTGGCGATTATGTAGTGCAGGATTTCTCTATTGACATTAGAGAATATGCTCAGAAAGACGGCAATAGAGGTTTGTATGCTATTGATGAGTTTGGTCTTTACAATAATCTTTCTGCTACTGAAGCAAGCAGAAAGATGATTGCCAGCATTGGTCCTGGTAAAGCATATATTAGAGGATATGAAATTGTTAATAAAGAAACTAAGTATCTTGAAATTAACAAAGCAAGAGAAAGTCTCAGTAGTGACAATGTAACTCTAAAAACAAAAGGACTTCCAACTTATACAATTACTAATGTATTCGGAAGTGTTCCTCTAAACAAAGAAGGATCACAACTTACTGCATATCCAACTGTGTATCTATACTCTTTATTCAACGATGGATATGTTGGTCTCAGCAATACAGAATTAGATTCAAACTATCGTCAAACTATTGACAGAAGAGGTAAATTCTTTGATTCAAATATTGGAATCAAAACTGTCACTTTAGAAATTGTTGATGTAAATATTCCAATTTCTAGTATTATACCCTCTGATCTCAACGATACGTTTAGCAAATTATGGTACGTTAAAACAAGGGCAGGTACAAACATTGTTAGTTATGTAGATGTTCTTTCATTCTCAAAAGTATTCAAACCACTCAAGAACCCAGGAACTACGGAAGAATCTAGATTCTTGGAAGTAAAACTATTACTCCTGTAATTGGCACAGCAAAACCAAGCAATTTCTACTTACAGGAGAGAGGAAACGGTTTCAATCCCGATTCCGATATTATAATTTCAAAAGGAACCTTATCTCAAGGAGGGAGTGCATATACTGCTAAGTTTGCTTTATCATACTTTGATCCTCAATTCTTCACTAGAATTATTTTGGAATCCGTAGTTCCAAGCAACTCATACAACGTTGGTGAATATGTTTATGGTTTGACTAGTGGTGCTTATGGTGTTGTAGAGGGAGCTCCAAATGGTGTATATTCTGTAGGAAAAATCTTATTCATCAAAACACTTTCTGGTAAATTTGTTCCTGGAGAAACTATTAGAGACGAAGCAGGAAATCTTGTTAAAATTGCCAAAGAAAATACAATTTCTCACTTCATTGTTCAAGAAAGAGGACTAGGATATCCATCAACTTCGACTATTGAAATTGATGGAGTTGGTTATCAACAGTCTCAGGTTGAACTAGGATTTAATGGTCAAGGTATTTACAGAGTAGATATTATTGATAGAGTTTCTGTTGATGTAGAATTCACAAAACCACCAATCATCACAATCAATTCTGGAGAAACAACTCCAACAACTTCCGCAGTAATTATTCCTGTACTTAATAGAAATACTGTTATCACTTATACTCCCCAGAACGTCAAGTCGTTTGGATCTTCTTATGGTTCTGGTGGTATTAATACATTTACAGCAGATACTGTCGTAGATGACAGGGAATTTGCAAATATTTCATCCGTAACTGATTTTACTTTCTTCGGTTCTAAGGGCACCAAATTCTTAGAATCTACTAGTTTTAGTGCTGATGCTAGTAGCATTGTTCAGCAGGGAGATCTTATTCAATTCTCAGATGCTTCTAACAATGTTATTAGAGCAATTGTACAATATGCTACTCAGCAAAAAGGATCCGCTAAAACTAGAATCTATATTGATGAAACACTATATGATGATGTAACTAGCACCAGTATTGTATTACTTCGCCCCCAGATTAATAATCCCAATGCTGGAACTTTATTGTTCCCAACTGGAAGCAAGCAAATACAGCAAATCTCTGCTGGATCAGATGATACTAAAATTAAGTATTATTTCAGAAGAGATTTTGTAACTGCTGGTTCTACTGGTGGTGGTATTATCACTTTTGCTGCTCAACTACCATTTGGCACACAAAGATTCACTACATTTAATGAAAGCAATTATATCATTACCGTTCTCAATAAGAATAGTGCTGATCTGGTTGAAGATGGTGATATTGTTTATATTGATGAGGACAATGTAGAGGTTACCTCAGCTACTGATACTGCCAGTGGATTGACATCTGGCAGTATTACATTCCAACTACCTTCTTCTTACTTTAATACAAACTTCGACAATGTAGAGAATTATGTTGCACCTGAGTTAAAATTAACAGCAACTTTAGAAGTTTCCAATGCAAAACCAAGACTCAAAACTGCTATTAAAAATAAGCGTATTGTTGTTGATTCTGCTGGCGATAGAGTTATCCCATTCAGAGGAACTGACTATGATAGTAATGTTGTCGAAACCCTTTCTTTTTCTGACGCATATAGATTGCGTTATGTATATGAAGGAACGAGCACACAACCACCAGAGATTGACAGTGCTGGCAATCTAGTTTCTGGTACAGATGTAACAAATAGATTTACTTTTGATAATGGTCAGAGAGACACAATCTATGATGTTTCCAGAATCGTTCTAAAACCTGGATTTGATGCAACTGTTGGTCAGATTGTAATTGCTTTTGATTACTTCGAGCATTCACAAGGAGATTTCGTAACTATTGATAGTTACTTGCATGAAGCGGGAGTTCTAGAAGATGAAATTCCCACATTCAATTCTTCTTCTCTCGGAAATATAGAACTCAAGAATGTTATTGATTTCCGTCCTAAAGTCAATAGTAGCACAATTGTTGCTGGTTATCAAGATACTTCAACTCTAGAAGTTACGACTAGCAACTTTACTGGTCCTGGTTCTGTTGTAGCAGCAACTCCTGCTCCAGATCTCAATCTGGAATATACATTCTCATTTAGTCAAATTCAATATCTAGATCGTATTGATGGTATCTTCCTTAATAAAAAAGGTGAGTTTATTGTTAAGGAAGGAAATTCTTCATTGAATCCTTCTAAACCAGATCCAGTTAAAGACGCTGTTCCTCTGTTCTACGCTTACATTCCAGCATATACAACTAGCAGCAAGGATGTAAGAATTACTCCTGTTGAGCACAAGCGTTACACAATGAAGGACATTGGTAAGCTTGAAAAACGTATTGAGCGTTTGGAGTATTATACAACTCTAAGTATCCTTGAGCAGCAAGCACTTAATATGCAGGTCAAAGATGAAATTGGTCTTGATAGATTCAAGTCTGGTTTCTTTGTTGATAACTTCGAGACTCATGGTATTGGCAACCTTGTTTCTGCAGATTATAAGTGTGCTATCGACAGCAGACAGTCAGTATTAAGACCACAGTCTAAAGAAGATTCAATTCTATTGAGAGAAGTTAATACTAGAGAAGATCAAAGATCTGTTGCTGGTTACCAAAGAACTGGTGATCTTGTAACACTACCATATTCTAATCTCAAACTACTTGGAAATGATTTTGCTTCTAAGACAATCAATCCAAATCCGTTTGTTGTCTTCCAGTATGTTGGTGAAGGTTCTGTATCTCCACAAATCGATCAATGGTATGATCAAACTGTAGAACCACTAGTTATTGATACGAATACGAGTCTATTTGACATCTTCATTGCTAAAGATGATACCAGAGAAAGTTTCTCTAGTCTTTTCAATTCATTTATAGTAAATTGGGTTGGTACATCATCTGCATTTACATCAATTAATTCACTCGGTGAAACAAATACATCACTCGCCAAATCTTCAGTTAAATCTGCATCTGTAGGAAGTTCTTCTAATATCAGTCCGCAGAATAATGAATTGGGCAAGGGAGTTCAAACTAAGAGCGTTGGTGAAAATGTTGTATCAACTTCTCTGCAATTCTTCTCAAGAACAAGACCAATTAAATTTGTTATTGGCAGACTCAAGCCTCTAACTAAAGTATCAGTATTCTTAGAAGGCAGAAATATCAACCGTTGGGTAAATCCAGATTTGAGATTTACTGGTCTTGCTGGTAATTCTTTGTCTGCTTTCAATGGTGAAATTGTAACAGACGAGAACGGTAATGCCAGCGGTCTGATTTTACTTCCTGCTGGTTATGCTCCTAGAGAGAATGCTACTTGGACTGGTGATGTAGATACGGTTGAATATGATACATCATCTGAAGAACTAAGATTTACATCGGGTGAATTAACATTCAGATTTACTTCCAGTAACACAAACGAAGATAAGGCAAATGTTGATACATATGCTGAAATTAAATATTATGCATCTGGTATCTTACCACAGAATCCTTCCAGCATTGTATCTACCAAACCTTCATACTTTAAGTCTAATGAAGGTGTTCAGTTTGTCGAGAGCAACACTGATAATCCACTAAGACCTAACCCACTTGCACAAGTATTCAAGGTTGAAAACTTTGAAGGTGGTGTATTTGTAACTGGTGCTGATCTATATTTCAAGACTAAGAGTGAAAATATTCCAGTAAGAGTCTATATGACTAATGTCGATTTCGACAAACCTGCTAAAAATATTGTTCCTGGTACAGAAAAAACACTAACTCCAGAAACGTATCTTAAGTGCTTCTCTTCTGGTAATATTTCAGTAACAAAAGGAGAGTATGTGGTGGGAACCAGTTCTGCTGCTTCTGGTCCCATTTCCAGAATTATTGATAAGAACGGTGTTGAACTAACACCCACCTCTACTGGAATTTATGCTTTGACCAATGAACAGGTTTATACTCTTGTTCTAAAAAATCATAATGGTCGCTCATTCTTGCAGAATGAATTATTAGAAGTTCCATCTTTGACTTTAGCAAATGCTACTGGTGGTACAGAATTGACACTTTCAATTGCTAAAGATAGTGGAAAACTTTCTGATATCAGAATTACAAACCCTGGTCAAAATTATGACAGTGCAGTTTTAACTATCGAAAGTCCTCAACTCCCTGGTGGTTCTGTTGCAACTGCCAAGATCAATGTATCAAATGGTCAGATTTATAATGCTGAAGTTTCTATTGCTGGATTTGGATACACTGAATCGCCGTCAGTGGTCATCAAAGGCGTTGGAAACGGCGCTGGAGGGTGCGAAGTAGAGACGTTTATTGAGATTGATACACCTGCAGTTAGAATGGGTGTAGCGACCGATTTCGAGGGTTTGACAGAATCTACAACACCAACACATTTTAGGTTTGATTACCCTGTGTATCTGGAGAATGATTCCGAATATGCATTGGTAATTGAAACTGATTCAACTGATTATGAATTATGGTCTTCTAAATTGGGTGAGGCAGATCTATCCACCAGCACCGTTATTACTACACAACCATCACTAGGATCTTTGTATAAGTCTCAAAATACTGAAAATTGGACTCAAGATCTTGAGCAAGATCTCAAATTTACTCTATATCGCGCCGAGTTTGATATTTCTAGACCTTCAGAACTACTACTAAAGAATGTTAATCTTGGATATGAACTTCTAGAAATGAATCCAATTGAGACGGATGCTACATCAGAGTCTATTGCTACTTCGAAGTTATTTAAAAATAATAACAGTATTATCAAAATTAATCATAGAGATAATGGATTTGAAGATAGCGGTAATTCTTATGTATTCTTCAGAGGAGCAGAAGAAACAGGTGCTATTCCTTCAGAAACTTTCAATACCAATTTATTTCAGGTTATGAACTCTGGTATTGATTCTTACAATATCAGAACCATAACTAAAGCGGCAAGAAGTTCTGTTGGCGGTGGTCATGTATATGCTACTTTTAATAGAAAATTTGAAACTCTATATCCACAAGTTCATTACTTGACAGTTTCTGGAACTACATTAGACACTTCTGTTAAAACAACTAATATTGTTCCAATTGATTCTTCCACTACAAATTATACTTCATACTCACAGACCGATTTCGAAAGAACTTTCCTCAATGAACCACATTACTTCGATAATCAAAGAGTGATTGCATCTGAAATTAATGAGACTTTAAATAATATTTCGAGATCTTTAACTTATAAGATGGAGTTATCATCTACATCATCTCATCTTTCTCCTGTCATTGATTTGTCTAGTGCCTCTGTTAAGACAATATCCAATAGAATTGAAAATTCAGAGGGTCAAGAAAACAGATATGGCAGAAGAAATCAACTAATTGAATTCTACCCAGTTTATTCATTCTCATTATCAACAGTAACTCCAGGAGTTTCTTATCAGAATAATCAAAGCATCAAAGGTAAAGCTTCTGCTGCTAATGGTACTATTGCTAAAGTAGATGGAAATTCAGTTTGGGTAAAACTCAAGACAAAGCAAGGATTTACTGTTGGAGAAGAGCTTGAATTAACTCAATATGCAAATTCGCAATCTGCCCCTGTAGTTACTGTAGGATCTAGTCCTTCTCTTGTAACACCAATTATTAATAGTTCCACACAGTCTGCTGCTGGAGAGTCTATTACAATTGTTGCTCGCAATCCAATTGAATCTAAGATTTTAGAAACATATGATAATAGAATTACTGGCAAGTCTATCATTTGGAATAGAACAACTAGAGTATTGACTCTCAGAACTGATATTCAACCTATCAATGATGATTATAATGCAAGAATTATTGATAGTAATTTGTATGCTAGAACGAATGAAGTAACAGATCAAATTGCTGATATCTTCCGTGTTGGTGATATTATTTCATATCCAGATCAACCAGATGATGAAGCGTTCTTCATGGAAGTAGCAAAAGTAACATATAGTTCTGGTGTTGATTTTGTTGAAGAAGATACTTCCAAAAATAGTTCTTCGATTGCAAAGTACGTAACTAAAGAAGTTTATATTACTAATCCTGCAACAGCAATTAATGTTCATCTACTCGCTAATGTCAAGAATGTTACTGATATTGAAGTTCTCTACAAATATAAGAGAGCATCGAGTCAGGACAACTTCGAAGATTCTGAATGGTTCTATTTCAATGAAGGAGGGGAACCAGATACTCTAGAGATTGCTGGTGCAGAAAATACTATTTCTAGTATTGTTGAGAAGCAATCTTCTTATCAAGACTTTAAGTACAGCGTATCTGGTCTTCCAGAGTTTTCTTCATTCGCAATCAAGATTGTAATGAAGGGTGTTGATCCAGCATATGTTCCTAAGATTCAGGACATTCGTGCAGTTGCTGCTTTTTAATTTCCGCGCATGACTTACATCAAAGTAAAAGGGCATGATGGTCTCGTTAGAGACGAGACCACAGGTGCCATCTTGAATCATGACAGTTCTGCTATTGAAGCAAGACGTAAACTAAAACACTTGAATTCCGCGTTGGAAGACATAAATATGTTGAAGGATGAAGTCTCTGAAATTAAATCCCTACTTAGAGAGTTAGTAAAAAATGCCAGCAATTAATGTAGCAAGAACTGATACTTTTGAGCAGCAAAGACTCAAAATTAATCAGATTGGAGATCAAATTTTTAACGTTACTGCTGGCGGTAGTGACTTATCTACTGGTCTTTTAAAACTAGGTGATGGAACTAGATTTACTCCATCACTAGCATTCACATCTGATGCAGAGCTTGGTATCTACAAACCATCACAGGATACTATTGGGTTTGTAGCAAATACAAAAAAAATATTCGATGTCTCTGATATCAATCTAAAGTCTTACAAGAATCTTCTTTTACAAAAGAACGTCATCACCACAGAAAGTATTGTTATTACCAACACTGGTTCTGAGTATGATGAAGGGACTTATCCAAACATTCCTCTTATTGGAGGAACTGGAGACGGTGCTTTAGCAGAATTTACCGTTGTGGGTTTTGATGGTACAGTCACAAATATTGGCGCTAACTATACTGCTGGTCAATATACTGGTATCGACCTCATTGGTGGTAATGGAACAGGTGCTATATGTGCTTTTGATGTTGATGTCCTTGATGGTGCTATTACAAATGGAGGATCTGGATATCCACCAGGATCATGGACAGCAGTTCCTGTTACTGGAGGAACTGGATCAAATGGATCTTTAAACATCACAGTTACTGGTACTACAGATATTACTGGAAACATTTCAAATGCTGGTACTGGATATACACAAGGTGTATATGCTCAGATTGATATTTTTAACGTTGCTAGGCAGACGTTTACTGTAATCTCGGTTGCCAATCCAGGAGTGCCACCACCAAATAACATTTACAATATTGATGGAACTAATAGACCAGTTCTAACACTAGAAATTGGCAATACTTACAGATTTGATTTATCAGATCCTGGATTGTCAACACACCCATTTTACTTTCATGGTGCTAGTATTCTAGATATTTTACCTGAATCAGACTTTACTGTTGTAAGAAATGGACTAGAAGGTACTGTTGGCGCTTTCGCTGATCTAGTTATTCATGACACTGCTACACCACAGACAATCGGATATAATTGTTCTGCTCACAACGGTATGGGCAACTCTATATCCGTTGTTACTGGAACAACCTCAAACTCTGGTAGAGGTGCTACTGCTAATGTTACTGTAGATGCTAATGGAAATGTAACAGATGTTATTGTTACCCAATCAGGTGAAGGATATGCAGCAGGAGACGTTCTTCGATTTATCAACTCACAAATTGGTGGAGGTACTGGAGCAAGATATAGCATCACTGGAGTATCATACGATAGTACCGTTACTGCTGCTTCTGTCAATTCGGAAGGGCAAAACTATTCTGTAAATGATATTTTAGGAATTGATAACACTTTCTTTGGTGGATTTGGTAGTGGATTCGCATTTACTGTAACCACAAACCCAGGAAGGATTTCCAATCTTGATATAACATCATATGGTTCTGGATACACTGTAGGAGATCTTTTGAATCTACCAACAGGAGTAACAGGATTAACTACAGTTCTTCCAGGTGAAGTTACTGGAGTTGCCACCACACTAACTGCTGGTCAAGCACAGATCACTATTGCTAACACTTCCAATCTCCAAATTGGAATGAATGTGTTTAATGGTCCTGGTGATGTTGGATTCGTTGCTCAGGGTGCTGTAATTCAAAGTATTGACAGTGATACAACTCTAACAATGTCGTTCCCAGCTGACATTTCTGGTGCAGCAAACCTAACATTCTCTTCTCCAAATACAACTCTAATTAATGTAACATCAGTTACTGGCATTGCTATTGGAGACTCGGTTACACAGACTTCTGGCAGTGGTGTATTAGCAGCGGATACTACTGTTAGCAGTATTGATGCTGCTGCTTTGACGATTACTCTGAGTGTTTCTCCAACCTCTCCTGGTAGTGCTACTCTGTCATTCGCACCATCCTTTGGTGTTGGTACTACCCCATTTGAATATAGAGTCGATGTTCTAGGGTCAGTAAAAACAGTCGAAGTTTCTGATGGTGGTAATGGATATTCTGTAACTGACCTACTATCTGTAAATCCATCAGATCTTATTCAACCGATTACAAGAGTAGTCAAATTCTATAGCGTACAAACACTAACGTTTAGTGGTAGTGTTCCCGATAGTGCTATGTCTGTTGGCGACACTATCAAACAGAGAGATGGTGCTGTAGTACAGGTCACATTGACAGCTGGTGCTGCTGTACCAGCAGACGCAGATAGTACATATACTGGTGTCGCTACTAGTGGAGGTAGTGGAAGCGGACTTACTGTTGATGTTGTTCGTGGTGGGGATGGTTCACCATCAGCTATTGTAAATGCTGCTGGTTTTGATTATGTCCAAGGAGAAACAGTAACAGTCTTAGGTAGTCTAATTGGTGGCGCAAGTCCAGGAGATGATCTAACACTCGAAGTTTCTAGTATTACAACATTCGACGCTCAAGATATTATTGCCGTACAGTCTTCAGGCGGTAATATTCAGAGTATTATTGTTGCTAATCTAACACAAGGCATTGATACTACTTTTGCTGCTGGTGAGGTATGTATCGTAAATAGTGGAAACACATCATTTACTATTGCTACTGCTTCAGCGGAAGGTGGAGACTACAAGATTCTAATTGATGATGTTTTTGTTCCCAATCTTACTCTATATGCTGGTAGCACATATGATTTTGATCTAACAGATTCTTCTAATGCCACGCATAACTTCTCACTATCTTCATTCGAAGGTGGTGATAAAGCACCATCATTCTTTGACGGCATTGCTTGTACTCTAGATGATACTTCAACCACACTAACAGTACCTACAACAAATAATCTTGCTGTTGGCATGTCAGTATCATCTGAAGGTGATGGAAGTTTGGCAATAGGAACAACTGTTGTAAGTATCGACAGTTTAACAACTTTAACTATTGATAGACTTCCATCTAGCAGTGGAGCTTCTGTTCTAACTTTCACTGGTTCTGAATATACTGATGGTGTTACTAGAGAGAATGATATTCTCACTATTAAAGTAACTGCTTCAACACCAACTCTATATTACTATGATGCTGGTGATACTGGAGATGATGATGCTGGATTTAACTTTGGTACAGCAGCAACTCTAACAGTTGATACAAACAATCCTAAAACTTTTGGCAGTGGATTCCAAGCAGAAGTCATAACTATTGATAGTACCGATATTGTTGTATCTAATGTAGATACAGGCAATATTTCTGCTGTATCTTTCACTTCTACTGAGTTAGTTACTACTCTCGATGCTTCTGTAACTGGAACATTGACTGCTCCAGACATTAATGGAACAGATTTAGAAATTTCAACTATTAACAGCACTGCTGGAATTACATTAACCACAGCATCTACATTTTTTATTCAGTCTAATATTGATGTATATAATCCCGATACAAGTACATCAACCTTATCTATAAATCTAACTGATGGCAATTTAACCACACAAGGTCAATTAAAAACTTTCAGTGATATTAATGTCAATGATCAAATTGAAATCGAAACAAATGAGATTCGTAGTTTAGGAACTAACGATCTTAAGTTAGTTCCAGCACCAGGAAGAATTGCTAACTTTGCTACTGATAGTGCTTTACAAATTCCAGTTGGTGATACGAGTGCTAGACCACCATCAAATCAACTGAGAGATGGTCAGATCAGATTCAATACAGACACACAGCAATATGAAGGATACAATGCTACAAATACAGCATGGTCTTCTCTTGGTGGTGTTAGAGACCTAGATGGAAATACTTTCATTAAAGCAGAAGAAACTGTAGGTGCTAATGATAACACACTATGGTTCATTAATGATGGTATCAACACTATTAAAATTACAAATGAGTTCCTTGAGTTTGTAAATTGTAAGAAGATTTCTTCTAGTAATATAAACGCTCCGTCATATGTTGATTGGAATGCCAATACACCTGTAAATACTGGGGATTACTTAAAGTATAAGAATAATCTTTATGAAGTAACTACTGCTGGTACTACTGCTACTTCTGGTTCTGAACCAACACATACTACTGGCGCTGTTATCAACGGAACCGCTGAACTCACATTCTGGGGTCCTGCTGTTGCTCCTCTTAGATTTGAAGAACTTCTAAATGTTGAAATTGATCCAACTGGTTCTTCGCCTCTGCTCATCAATGGCGATTTAAGACTCAATGAGAATACTATTAGAACAGATGTCAGTGATTTAATTCTACAACCAAACTCTGGTAAGAAAGTAGTAATTGATGCTGCTACTTCTTTGGTATTGCCTACAGGAGCAGATGGAGATAGAGGAGCAGCAATAACAGGTTCTATTCGTTTCAATACATCATCAACACAATATGAAGGATATGATGGAACTAACTGGGGATCTCTTGGTGGTGTTAAAGACGTTGATCAGAACACCTTTATCATTCCAGAGACTGCTCCAGGTGCTAACGAGAATATTCTATACTTCTACAATGATGGTAACAATACTCTCCAGTTAACAACTACAAGACTTGACTTCCTTGCCATTGATACTATTAGATCGGTAACAACTGATGAATTCGAAGTTACCGCATCTCTAGTAACATTTGATGCTGCTACTACAACTTTAGATAATACATCATTAACAACAACATTCCTACACACCAACAAACAATATTTTGATATTGGTCTTTCTGCTGGTCTAACTGTAGATCCTGTTCTACGACTAGATAATGTAGGAGATGTGTATTTTAACACAAACTTTGGCAATGGCAATTTCCAGGGCGTTAAAGTATTTGATGGTGATCTAAAAGAGTTTGAACTAGCAGATATCAAGTTACTAACAGACAAGATTACTCTTGTTAAGGGAACTTCTAACAATGGAAGCACTCTCTTGTATAACAATGCTTCTGAAGAAGCAGCAAAAGTTACTGTAGTTGCTCACGATCCAACTACAGATGATAAAGAGTTTATTGAGTTTGGTGTCATTGATGATGGTACAGATGTATATGCTACCCAGTATGGCAATGTTAGAACTGGTATTCAATTGATTGATGCTACTTTTGAAGTTACTGCTTCTAACAACATCAGACTAAATATTGAATTGGGATCTGGTGTCGCACCAACAAACAGTGTCAATATCACATTCACGTCCAACGTAATTAAGAAGTAATATGCCAACCATAAAAGAAAAATTTGATTCTACAAGTGGATTTTCTGTTGATAAAACAGTTGTTGTTGATGAATTTAGAAATGGAAAGGATCTAAACTCATTAGAAATTAAAAACTCTTTCTTTTCTGATAGTAGCACTATTAACTATATTCTTCGTGGAGTTAATACCGCCATTCTAGAACTAGATGATGTTGGTACACAAATACCAATTGGTAGTAGCACACTCAATTTTATCACAGGTCATATTATTGGCGTGAATCCGCAGGGTTCTGTTTATTCAGCAAAATTAGAGACAATATTGTCTGCTGATATTGCTGGCAATACTACTGTTTTATCAAGCATGAGAACGGTTATCAAAGATGATATTCCTGGGGGTCAAACATGGGATATCCAACCACTGGGATCTGCTAATCGCTTTAGTTATACAACCACAAGAGCGGGTACAACAAATCTAATCAAATGGTGTGTTTCAACTCAAGTTGTTAGTGTCGCGTGGAGTTGATGCTAAATATATCATAGGAAAAGTAGGCGCAGGTAGTCAGCACCATGAGTTTTAATATCAATTCCGATAAAGAGTTTATTAGGGGTTCAAAACCAAAACTCGTCGGTGATAATGAACTTACTATTAGAGGTGGAACAGGATCTCTGGAAAGGGAAATCCTAAGAACACAACTTGATAGCGATACTGGTTTACCTCGTGTCGGTATTAACAGAACTGGACAAAGAGTAAACACTATTACCATTGTCGAGGGAGGTACTGGTTATACTAGTGTTCCTACTATTACTGTGGATCCACCAACTACTCCTGGTGGTATTCAGGCACTCGCTTCTGCGTTTATTTTTAACGGTCGAGTTATTAACGTTGCTATTAACAACCCTGGTAGTGGATATACGCAAGCACCAAATGTTACTGTTACTGGTGGTTTTGGTGTTGGTTGTGAATTAGAAGCAGTTCTTGACACCGTTGACTTTGAACTTGATATCAATGGTGCTATTAGAACCTCAACGTCTATTATTTCAGATACGGCAAGAGTTCTAAACCTTGACATTGATAACTTCGTTACTCCTGACCTAGAATTAAGAGGTCCACACCTTAAAACTTACATAAATGGTACGGGTAGTCTATACCCAACTCAAGCAAAAATTTTCCAAGAAAATGAGTACGTATATTTTGGTACTAACGTATATCAAGCATTAAACAGTGGAGAAGCAACTGCCGTACCTCCTACGCACACTGATGGTAACGTAGTCAATGGAGAAGTTACCTTCCAGCACATTGGTTTCCGTATTGATGACGCCAATGCTTTTGGATATGGAGAGACAGGAGAAGCTGGACTATTCCCAAGATCTATTACTCCTCTGCTTGGAGATAGATCAGATAAGATTGCTACTACAGAATACGTCCTCAACCTAGCAACGAATGATGTTGGTGGTCGTATTTACGTTTCTGAACAGATTGGTTCTGACCTGAATGATGGTCGTTCAGCAGTTAATCCTGTTCGTACAATTAAGAAAGCAGCGCAATTAGCGTGGGCAACTCCTGGGATCAAAGAAACTATTATTGTTTCTGGTGGAGATTATGTAGAAGATAACCCAATCTCTCTACCACCTGATGCATCTGTTGTTGGTGATAACCTTCGTCTTGTTATCATCAGACCAGGAAATCCTGGTAAGCATATGTTTAAGTTTGGTGATAAAAACTACGTCATTGGTGTAACATATAGAGATAGAATTGATGGCAATGGCGATCCCGTCTCTACATGGGATTTCGCAATGGTCTTCGACGACAAGCAACGTGTCGTCCTTGATTATGAAGTCAATGGAGACTTTGGAGTTGAGTTCCCAATTGGTCACCAAGTCTTTGGTCCCGATCAGTTTAGATTAGGATTCCAGCAGAATGGTGGCGGATCCGCTCTACAAGTAGGAACACAAGTTGTTGGTGTCAACCAGGGTGCTGTTGCTGAAGTTATTGATATTGATTTTACTACTATAACTGGTCCTAGCGCATACCTTGCTGGTAACGTAGATGTAAGAGCAATCAGTGGTTCTATTGTTGAGGGCGAACAATTTAGATATATCACTTCAATTACTACAGGATCTGTTCTATCTCTAACGAGTACAGAGACTATTGGAGAAAATGGTTTCAGGGTAACTAGTGATCCTACTGGTATTATTGCTGCGGGTGATTACATCTTTATAGATGACGCTGATAATTCTAGTTTTACTTCAGGATATTTCCAAGTATTCAGTATAGTTGTTGATCCCGTCGCTGGTGCTTTTTGGGATGTTACAGTAATTCCCGTCTTTGGATCTACTGGATGGACTACTCAGCAATCAGAAGTATTGACTCTTAGTGCTGCTACAGCAACTTTCTTTACTTTTGATACAGTCTCTCTAAAATCAATTAGAGCAGAAGGTGAGGTTGTTTCCATCGATGAGGATGTAACAGCAACTCTACCTATCCAAAGAATTGACTTTTCTCAGCAAGGTGCATTTACAGATGGTTTCCAAAGTGATCAGTTTGGCAATTCAGAAGACCTAGGTGGTATTGTATTCTACACCAATGAACTAATTGGTAGAAGCAATATTCACGAATTCAAAGAAGGTCAAGAGATTACTATTGCTGGTTTACCAACCGCCAACCCAGATCTTTCTTTCCTAAACGGCAAACAAAGAATCTACAAGGTTTTAGAAGATGCTGATGGAAGATCAAGAAGATTTGTGATTCCAAAGAAAGTAACAGCAATCAATGACGCAAACTTTGATCCAGGTCAATTTGCTACTGTAAGTACATATTCTAGAAGCGTAACACTATCGCTATTAAACTCTCCAAATACATTCCCATTATCAACTCCAGTAGAGAGAAGATATCAGGATGCGTGTAATCTAATCAGAAACAACAGAGATTTTATTGCCGATGAAGTTGTTGGTAGAATCAACAGCGAATTTAAGAAAGAATATTATTCTGTATATGATATCTCAGGAAACGACTTTAAGATTTATCTTGGACCACTTGATCATGATAACACATACGATTCTGCTAATCCAACTGGAACTGTAACATTTGGTGGCGTTTCATATAATATTACAGATTTTGTTTATGATACTTCTGTCACAGGTGTTGCTACAGTTACAACATCAGTTACTATTCCATCACTAGCAGAAGATGATATTGTACAACTAGCAGGTCTAGAAATTACCTGCGATGCTGGAACTAAAATCTATCCATCATATAGTTCCCCCGATTCTACGGGTAACAATGGTGACGCGCAATGTAAGCAAGATGTTGTTCATTTTCTCAATGCTCTGATTAGAGACTTAGAATTTGGATCAAACCATAACATTATTGAAGCAGCGCAGAAGTACATTGTTGGCGCAAAGGTTGGATATATTGAAAATGAAATTATCCAAACTGTACGTGCCATTGAATACACTAGAGAACTAGCAATTTATGCGATGTGTAATTGGAGGACTGGTAACAGAACTCCAAGTGATCCAATTTATGCTCCACAGTATTCTTCTTTAACAAGATACTTTGATGATACTGTAGTTACAAGCACTGCTCTACTTAACGCTGATGGTACAGCAAATAACAGTGGATTTGCTTGTGATGATGTAAGATCTGCTATTGATACTTTATCATATCTCTGGGTAGATGTCATTGGTAACAATGCCTCTGGTACATACCTAGATGCTGCTTACTTAATTGCTAGAAACAGAGATCTGATTGCGGATCAGGCACTAATTGATACAGAGACAACATATCCATCTCTAGGATTATCTGATATCCATCAGAGAAAGTGCCGTCGTGACATCAATTACATTCTTGGTGGTCTGATTAGAGACTTAGTGTTAGGTGGCAACAGTGGAATTGTAACAAATGCTGAGGCTTACTTCACTGGCGCTGCTTTAACTGGTATTGATGCTGATCAACTAGATGAGACTATCTACGCATATCAGCAAGTCGCCACGTATGCTATCAACGCAATGCGTAACTGGACTGATGGTTCTGGTAATGCTATCACCACTACATCTCCTATCCCTCAATTTACAGATGCTACCATTCTACCAGATCCTGGCAATCCAGATTGTGCTAATGTAGAAGCATCTATTACTACATCAATGGGTCTTCTAGAAGATATTTTAGATGGCACAGTTCTTCCTGGCGAGACTACTGTAAATACAGGAACTTTATATGATACATCATCCATTATTACATATCCAGATTCGTTTGTTTACGATCTACAGAATGTAAGAATGGCAATTCGTGGTATTTATGATGATTATCCTATCATTGAAGCATCACCATACACTCAGAACGCTTCTGTTATCTCCTTCCTAGGCGGTGGCGGTGCTCTGGTTGATGGTTCTAAGGTCAAGCAACCCAACTGTCCTTTCCCTGGTCTAGAACTAGATGGAACAGCATCTTTCCCCAACCAGGGTAAGTCGATGGTTGCTTCGGCATTTACTATCGTCTCCTTTGGTGGTACAGGATATAAGGTTATCGAAGATGGTTATACTCAGTTAGTTTCGGTCTTCGTTATCTTCTGTGCTGACGGTGTACTTGCTGAGTCTGGTGGTTACTGCTCCATTACCAACTCTGCCACCAACTTCGGTATTTACGCTCTCCGTGGTATTGGATTTAGAAAAGAAGCATACGATTTTGACGTTGCTACCATCACAAATGTATCTGCTACTCCAACTGGCAGAACAATCTTTAATATTGATGGTCTTGGTAGAGAACCACTGGAACATTATATTATCAAGATTGATGGTATCGAGAACGCAAATCCAGATATCGAATACTTTATCGATTCTGTTGGAGCAGTTGGTGCTGGTCCACCATTTGCTGCCGAACTAACCATCGATGATGGTCAAGGTCAACCCATGAACTTGGTTGATAGTACGACTGGAAACCCAATTTCTACTGGTTCTCTAATCGGATACACCATTAGACTCCATAGACCATCTATTGTCAACTCTTCTTCTCACACTTGGGAATTTGCTGGTTCTGGTACTAACTATCTCGCACTACCTGAAAACGGTGGTACTAAGGTAGAGGCAAATGAACAAGTTTCCGAAGATTATGGTCGTGTATATGTCTCTGGTACTGACGAACTTGGTGACTTCAAGGTTGGTACATTCGCTAGAATTGAAAACAGAACTGGTGCTATTACCTTTACAGGTACGGTTACCATCTCTGAAGTTGAATTCTTGAAACTGAAAGGTGGCGATGTTGTTGTTACTGGATTCTCTGCTGACAATACTCTTGGTGGAGCAACTACAAGCGACTCCGTTCTACCTACTCAGAAGGCAGTTAGAGATTACATCACTAACAATCTCGGTCCATATGTTAACAAACCATATTCGACCAATGCTGTTCCTAGAGCACTGGTTGAACTTACTGATTCTGGTAAGATTTCTATCGACCAGATTCCAGCACTCAGACCATTCGAAGTTTATACTGTTGCCAACCAATCAGAAAGACTCGCTATTGAAGGAGCACTTGCTGGTGACATCGCAATCCAACAGGATACTACAACATCGTTTATCCTTAATAATGATCTAGACAGTGTATTTGCTGCCTTTGTACCAGACCCAACAGTTCAGTTTACTCTTGGTGATATCTTCACAGGAAGTCAGACAGGTGGTCGTATTCAAGCAACTGAGTATAGACAGGGTGTTGTTTATAGACTTAACCTTACGGACGGTGGTACTGGATATACACAACCACCTACTGTTACTATCTCTGGAACAGTACAGCAAGGTGGTGTAGAAGCGTCTGCTGTTACTACAATCGCAAATGGCGAAGTCGTAACAATTGATCTCGTAGTATTCAATGGATTCTTAGGTGGTAAAGGATACACCTCTGCTCCTACTGTTACCATCGCTGCTCCTCCAGGATCTGGAACTCAAGCACAAGCAGTTGCTCTAATTGAGAGCAGACTCTATGGTGATGTTGTCAATAGAATTCTCATTCAAGATACCGATAACATTGACAGTAGTGATATTCCAGCAGTAACAATTGATATCACTAGAGTTGTTAATACTTCTGCTAATAATAACAACAACTGGGTATCACTATCTTCCAACCAGATTGCTGCTTCTGATATCACATCTGGTGTTATTGAAACAGACAGACTTGCTAGTGGTGGTGCTGCTAACTCCTTCACCTTCTTACGTGGTGACCAAAACTGGGCACTTGCTGTTCAGTCAGTCAAGGGAGCAGAAAGAAGATACTTTGATAAACTCTATAGTACCGCATCTTCTGGAGCAAGTCAACTAATCTTCACTACCAATGCCAATGTTCTTATTGGTCATGAGGTTATTAACAGTGTAGCAGGCATTCAAGCAAATACCAACATTACTGGTATTACAACTGCTGCTGGATTGACAACCATTTCGTTGAACAATCCTCTAACACAGACTATTAACGCTGGAACAATTATTGAATTCCAACGTGGCGCTTCGCCAATGGTATTCGAATCAACATATACTCAGGGTAACTTTGTTGATGACATTATCATCTCTGCTGGTGGTCTCGGATTTACAGATGGTCAATACTTTGATGTTAATCTAACAGGTGGTTCTGGTACTGGACTATCGGCAAACATTGTTGTTTCTGGAAATAGTGTAACTGAAGTTGTAGTTACTGCTGGTGGATCTGGATATGGTACTGACTTTACAATCACCACACCTCCTCTAGAGATTGGTGCTGGATCGGGTCTTGTATTAGAAGCAAAGATTTCTACTGTTAATAGACAATACGCAAACGTTTCTGTTGATGTTCAGAGGGTTACCGATCTAACCATTTCTTCTGACCTCTACGGCACAATTGGTGTTTCTAGATTTAAGAAAGATCAGTTTAATATTGGTTCTGCTGGTAATGGTTCTGTTGAACTCAAGACAGGTCCTGGTTCAGGTTTAGACGCTGACCTTCTCGATACAAGACAAGGTTCATTCTATCTAAACTCCAGCAACCAGAACGCTGGAACACTACCAACCGATAGACTTTCTGGTACATACAACATCAGTGTTTCTGGTACTTCTGGTAACACAATCAGACTACTAACTGGTACTAACAACCCAACTTCAAACCCTGCTCCAAATAACTTTGTTGAAGGTCTAGTTGCTAACACTATCAACAACTCTGCCGATGGATTGAGTGATGGAGGATCTCAGCACCTTGTTTTAACAATCAGAAATAAAGGTGAAGGTCTAACCGCTGAAGGTGGTGTACGTCAAATGGCGTTCACTGATAATGACAATATCTATCTACGTGGTTCTGGAACTGGTGTCACCACATTCGGTTCTTGGGCAAAGATGTGGTCATCATTGAATGATGGTCCTGGTTCTGATCTTGACGCTGATAAACTAGATAACAAGCAAGGATCTTGGTATCAGAATGCTCTCAACATTAACTATGGTACTCTATCTGATAATAGACTACCAACGTTTATCAGTGCTACTAAGGTAAGAGATACTCTAACAGTACAGTCATTTAATGGTGATCCTAAGTATAGAATTTACATTTCTGGTCGTATTCTAAACACGTCACCATTTACTCCTGGTACTAATGTAAACCTATACAATGCTCAATCACAGGGAACAGGAACCATCTCTATCGATAACTTAATCATCAATGATGATTTAAGTGATAATTTTAATGATTATACCATTATCATTGGTAGATTAATAACTGGTAACTTTAACGGTGCTGAAACCATTGGTACTACAGCAGTATCAGTTTCTTTCCAAGACTTCGCTATTGAAGACGATAACATCGTAGAGGTAGCAAAACTTGAAAGTGATGGCGGTACTGCTAACCTAAGACTTGGTAGATCCGATGGTCAAGCAACATCACCTGCTGTGTATTTCACAAGCGCACAGTTGGCACCAACTAACTATAACGCTGCTATTATCGCTACTGGTGGTAATGCTACTGATGGTTCGGGTACTCTAAACGTTCTTGTACAAAATGCCAACGGTCTTAATGTAAATGGTAACGTTGTTTGGAACTCTGGTAACATTGAGTTCCAATCAGCAAATATTGCTAACACCGCTGTTCTTCGTGATGCTAATGGAGACTTTGCTGGTGGAACATTCACTGGTAACGTAACTGGTGCTTCTTCACTAAACGTCCTGAAGGCAGGCGACACCATGACTGGTTCGCTAAACATCACGGGTACTAACTCTAACTTTAGCGTTAGTGGAACAGCAAGTGTATTAAGTGCTGCCTCTATTACTGGAGACCTAGCAGTAGATACTGACACACTATTTGTTGATGTATCACAAGATGGTGTTGGTATCAACGTTGGTACAACACTTACTGCTGGTGTTGGTCTTGATATTCTTGGTGGAGCAGTTGCTGCTCTAAGACTAGGTGGTCTTGCGAACCCAACTGGTCATATGCTACTGATTGATGGTTCTAGAAACTCTTATTATGATGATACTAGCCATGCGATGATGTTCATCACGTCTGGAGCACAGAACAGCACACATCCTGGCGAAGGCGCACACTGGATCTTTAACGGTAGAGCATCCGATAGAGATTTCATCTTCCGTAATAACTCTTCTAATAAACTAATTATTCAAGGTAATGGTGGTCTCAAGATTGAGAACAGCGGAACAAATAATGGTCTTGACGTTGATAATCAAATTCTTGGTAGAGAAAGTCTGCAACTTGGCACTGGCGCTGATAACGCTGGTCAGGGAATTACTTTCTATGGTGCTAACTCTTATAGAAATGCTAAGGTTTCCCAGAACCAACTTGCTAATGACCTATTTACATTACAAGGTTCAACAGCAAATGGTGGTACAACTTGGAATGGAACACCAGCAATTTCAGTTAACTTAAGCAACAACAGAATTGGTGTTAATACCACTTCTACTAGTGGCACTGATCCAGACAACGGAACTAACAGAAACTACATCCTCAATGTTGAGGGAGACATGAACCTCAATGGTCAGTTCTTCCAAAACAATGCTGAATTCGTTACTTCTAGATGGACTGAAGCATCTAACGCAATCGACATCTATAGATTGTCGAAGGTTGGTATCAACCAAGCAGATCCAGATTATACATTGGATATTAATGGTGATACTAACGTAAGAGGTGTCTTCAGAATTAATGGAGCAGCACAACATCTAGATACATACGGTATCGTTAAGAGCAATCCTAACGTACTCGATGAGGACATTACAGTCCCAGCAAACACAAACGCATTCATGTGCGGTGACATTACTATTGCTGATGGAAGAACAATTACCGTTGGAAACAGTAGTACCTTCGTTGTTATCTAAATATATAAAGGAAAAACCACCAGAAGAGAAATGGCATCTAAAATTAGAGTTGATAATATCACTAACTTAGCTGGTAGTGGTGCAGTAGACGTTGAGGTTGGTATCGACATTAGTGGTGATATTAACTTCACTGGTTCTTTGCTGAAGAACGGACAACCGTTTGCTTCTCTGCCTGAACAGGGTCCTGAAACTGCTGGTTCCATGCTGATTTCGGATGGTCAAACTGCTTTCTGGGCATCGCCTACGAATGGTGGTGGTTTAGGTGTTACCAACCCAGCAGGTACAGATGAGATGCCTGCTGGTGGTGGTAGAACTGGCGGCATTAACCTACAAAACCCATCAGTTCCTGCTGATGGATACCTACCATTTAGTGGTCAAGCACAATGGTTTGATAATACTGGTGCTACCTATACTGCTACAATTGGTTCTGAATTTAAATACAGAAGTATCTTCACTCATGGTTTCATGTGTGGAGGATATCGTGGTGCTAACCCATGGAGAACTGTCAACCAGACATACCACGCAACAGACGTTACTATCTGTCGTGGTGACCAGTTAGACAGAGC